AGATAAAGACACCCTCTCAAACGCAGCCACTATATTTGCCAATATTGGTTGGGAAAAAAGACTTTGCGATTTAAAAGAAGAACAGGTTTTGGGAATGGTCGCATTTTTCCAAAAGATGAGGGAGCTAAACGATGAGTTTACAGAGCAGGGAATACTTGAACTTGAACAGAGTGTCACCAGTTCTGACACCGAGGAGTTCCCAAACGACCCCATACCATTCTGACGCTATAGAATTAATTTCATACAATATCGACAAAGGCATCTGCCAGAATAACGATGAGCAACCCAAGAGAACGTATCTGGGCGGCTCATCGTTGGGCTCCGCATGTGTTCGTCAAGTTCAATACAGATATATGCAGACGCAACCTGATGAGGACAAAGAGTTCTCAGCCAGGACATTACGCATATTTGATATGGGTCATTTTATAGAAGATATGATTGCTGGCTATTTAAGGCGTGCTGGCTTTGAATTAAAAACGCATAACTCTCAGGGTAAGCAGTTTGGCTTCTCAGTCGCTGACGAGCAAATTAGGGGCCATATAGACGGTGTTATATGTTCTGGCCCTGTCCCTATGAAATATCCGTTCTTATGGGAATGTAAATCATCTAACAGCAAAAAATTTAATGAGTTTGTTCGCAAAGGGGTGGCTGTTGCTAACCCTGTTTATGCGGCTCAGGTTTCATTGTATCAAGAATATATGGATTTAACAGAAAATCCTGCCTTGTTCACAGTTATGAACAAAGATACAAGTGAGATTTACTACGAGCTAATTCCTTTTGATAAAGAGTTGGCTCAAAAGACAAGTGATAGAGGAGTAGAGATATTGCAGGCTACAAAGGCTGGTGAGATGTTGCCAAGGATTGCAGCAAACTCAGATTACTTTACTTGCAAATTCTGTGAGTTTCGTAAAACATGTTGGTCATAGAAAAAGAGGCCGCTCGAAAGCGACCCCTTTAGTGTGAAACGAAACTAATACAGAAAGGAAAACGATCAGTCTCAGGGTACAATATAATGAGTGTTATAAGGTTTGACAATACTAAATCTGGTACGGCGCATGATTTGGTTGAAAAAATTAGCCGTGATGTTCCACGTTCAGTTCAAGTAGATGTACTGCTTGAAACCTATCCGAATGGAAAGGTTCGGGGCAATGATTTTTTTATCGGGTCATTGGCGGGCGAAGCAGGCGAAAGCCTGAAGATTGATATAAATCCAAACAGTCCCCACTTTATGCGAGGTCAAGATTTCAATGGCGGTGTAGGTGTAGGGGGTATTGTAAAGATTTTGATGGAGGCGCGTGGTATGCGCCTACCACAAATCAAAGAATTGTTCGGGTCTTATCTCCAGGAAAGTCCGGCACCAACACCCTCTTGGAAAACAGATTCGGGCATAAATCTCAACACTATACCTGTAAAAACTACAGTTGAGGCCGCAGAAAAAAGCATAAAAATAGGATTTGACACACCTCACAACGGGCAGTGGGATTACATTAGCCGTGATGGTGAGGTATTAGTTACTGTCCGCAGATATGACATTGGCGGTAAAAAAGAGTTCAGGCCTTGGGTGCCAGGGGTCACATACCCTAAAGCCCCTGAAGTCAGGCCTTTGTATAATATCCCGAACATTTTAAATGAGCAGCGTGTTGTATGGGTAGAGGGCGAAAAGTGCGCTCAAGCTTTAATTGATGCAGGCATTCCAGCCACATGTACACTAGGTGGGGCTGGGGCATTGACTCGTAAGAACGCAGAGAAGTTTGATTTTACACCGTTGCGGGGCAAAGATTTAATTATTTGGCCTGATAATGATGATGCGGGTAGGAGGCTTGCTGAAATTGTTCGGGAAGTTGCGTTAGAGTCGGATGCAGATACCGTTACAATCTTGCAATCGCCCACGGGCAAACCTCCTAAATGGGACGCAGCAGATGCTATCAGCGAAGGTTTTGATGTTCGGGAGTTTATAGAAGGCGGTATCGGGCATACACATCGGGCTATTAACTTACTTAATGACAGCCTGCTTATCTCTAGGTTTACAGGCAGTGCGCCTATACAAGAGTTCTTGGTTGATGGCACTTTTCCTATCGGGGTTCCAATAATATTTGCAGCAGCAGGCGATGCTGGCAAAGGCATGATGACCCTTGACTTGGCTATGAAGGTAGCAGCAGGCAGGCCATTACAGAATGCCTTTGGTGGCACGGTAAAAGAGTTCGGTGATGTTGTCATTTTCACAGCAGAAGATGATGAAGCGGAGATGCACAGACGTATTGATCGTCTGGACGAGGAGGGCTTGCGGTTTGATTACCCGAACAAATTGCATGTTGTTCCGCTGCCAAACGTGGGCGGTGTGTTCCCTATCTTGCGTGACAATATGGGCGACTACAGCGAGACAGATGAGTTCAAGAAAATATACGAGCAAATTTTGCAGCTTGAAAACCTAAAGCTCATTGTCTTTGACCCTTTGGCATCTTTTGTACATGCGGACGTAAACTCTGATCCTGCGGCTGGCGCGGCTCTCACAGGCCTATTGGCTAGGGTTGCAACGGAGACAGGGGCGTCAGTCATTGTGTGTCATCACATGACTAAAGTTCAGGGCGATAAAATTATATCAAAGCCTGAAGAAGCTCGTAATCTTATTCGGGGTACGTCAGCGCTGGTTGATGGTGTACGTTGTGCGTTTGCTATCTGGCAGTTGGATGAGAAAACAGCTCGAAGTCGTTGCCATGATTTAGGCATAGAATACCAACGTAATCGGTGTTTTGACGGGGCGGTTGTGAAGTCAAACGGGCCTGCAAACCGTGATATCCGAAGTTTTGTTCGGGATACATTCACGGGACTGCTGCAAGACAGAACAGAACAAATTCTTAATCTAAACCAGAGTAATCAATCACAAATGCGTAAAGATGCTATGTTCAGGTGGATTCAGGATTGCGAAGCAAATGGTCGGGCTCTGTGTCAGCGTGGTGGTGCTGATAGTATTATTGAGAGATTAACGGACTCAGATGCTCCTGCTATTCTTCAAAACATTAGCCAGTATGTTGCTGACCAAATTGTTCGGGAGTTGTTATCAGAGCGGCGTATAGATAAGTATTCGTTTACCACAACGGGCGGGCGTAAGTGGCTTGGCACGACAAACGGTGTGATGAGTCGTGGTGAATACGAAGCGGTTACAGCGAGGGACAATGTATAAAGCAGATGGATTTGATAAGGCAATAATTGGTTATTGTCGTATATGCGGGCGTGAGGATGTGCTGGCATATGATTATTGGAAATGCATTGACATACTTAAAGAACGCGATGGCATGAGCGCAGAGGAGGCCATTGAGTATATGGAGTTCAATGTAATCGGGGCTTATGTGGGCGAGCTAACGCCTGCATTTATTTACGAAACGGATGTAAGTGATGACTTATGACAGTATGAATCGGGCTTATTTTTTAGAAAAAGCGGGCGAGCTTATTAGCGGGCAGAGAGCTTCAGATTATGGAGATGCTCGCTTAAATCACCAGAGAATAGCTGATATATGGGGCGTTATCTTAGGCCAGGAAGTTACACCCGAACAAGTTTGTGCTTGCATGATCGGGCTCAAATTAGCGCGGCTTACAAATGATATGAAGCAAGATGATACTTGGGTAGACATAGCTGGGTATGCGGCTTTGGGCGGGGAGATATCACAAGAATAAAAAAAGCAGACAAGTTGTTCGGGGTTGCCCGCTTGCCTGCTTTCTTTCGTGATGACTATATATTGTGAACCACGCTGTTTTACAAAAACGTGGTTACGGCCTGCCCGAATTGTTCGGACAGAGGGATAGAATAACATGAGCAGCAAGACAGAGAAACAAAAAAAACAGGAACAAGAATACAAAAAATGGAAGAGCAGCCAAGGCAAAACCGAAGAATTGTTCGGCTCTGCCCCGGTGCAGCGGGAAAGAAAGAACTTGTTCGAGAGAAAATGTTCGGTTTGTGGCAGCCCGCAGGCCTGGAGATCATCAGATTTTGGGAGAACATGGCAATGTTTCGCACACGCAAAAGACTAAAGCGCTGGTTTGATTTTAAGCGACTAAAGAACAGAAAAAGGGTTGTCGGGTATAAGTCGCCTGTAGTTAAATTTTAATATGGGGTAGAGATGGGTTTGGGACCGGCTAGTTAAAAATTCTCTACCCCTTACATAATACGCATATAAAAAAAGGGCGGTTCATACCGCCCCCTTTTTCACTTTTCTTTTTTATCTTTCCTCTCGTAACTTTCTTTTCCTTTCGGAATAAACGTACCGTAGCTTCCATTTTTTGACGTATACGTTTGTTCTACCGATTGAATGTAAATCCATTCATCAAACTCTCTATCGAGGACAAGGGTAGTCCCCCAAGCAACCTGATCAATCCACGACATCAAACAACTCCGCCCATCTATTTTTCTGTTTTTCTGTCCAACCATAACTATCCATAGCTTGGCGCATGATACGTTCTGCTGTTTCTGTCCAGACTAAAGCATTTTGTCTAGCCCATACCCACGCCCACAATTCGCTGGTCAATCTTGTTCTGTCTTGAAACTTACCTAAGATGTGACCAATTTCGTGCAGTGCAGATACATAATAGCCTGTATTCTTTGTCGGGCGAATGCAAATACTTTTATCTGATGGCCTTGCCCAATATCTAGGTTCAGCATCTTCTAACGACTGATAAAAAACCCTAATATCATTTACCGCACATAACTCTTGAACGTGTAGTGCCATTTCAATTCTCTTTACTGTCATTTTTTTACCTTTCTTTAAGAAAATCGTTTCTTTTCACTTTACAAGTAAACTATCTTTTGCTATCATTGTCAATAATAAAAGTGAAACATTTTTCAAAGAAGGGAAAAAATTATGTTTACGAAAATGACAACGCCTTTATATAAGGCCTATGACAAGCGCCTATACTTGGCGTATGGCTCTAATCTAAATAAGGGCCAGATGGCTTACCGTTGCCCTACTGCAAGACCTGTAGGTTCTGCAATGATTTATGGTTGGGAACTGGTGTTTCGCGGTGTCGCCGACATTGTGAAGTCAAAAGATCCTAACATGTTGTTGCCTGTCGGCATCTGGGAGATTGAGCCAGGCGATGAATATGAACTGGATTTATATGAGGGCTATCGCAAAAGCGGTAAGGGCTTGTATGACAAGATTAAGGTTTCCGGCATTATGACCTATCAAATGACAAGGCGTGATATTGCTAGGCCAGCCACAAGTTATTTCAATACTATTCTACAAGGCTACCACGATTTCGGGCTAGACACTTCATACCTGTATGATGCGGCTGGCTGGTCAGCCCATGAAGAGAATGAACGCGATAACGTATTCGGATTAGAGGCAGTGTGATGGATGAACTTCTAACAAATGCCTACGACTTAAAGCATCAGGTGGAAATTCTGCCTGATGTTTTTAAGCATGAGAAATGTGTTGACCGATTTGATACTGGTATGAGTATGATTAATCGTGTTAATGAAATTGTTCGGGAACTAGAGAAAAGGGGTAGAAAATGATTTATCGCGGTGTATCTTGGTCTTGTATTTTGTTCGGGTTATTCTTGTTTTGGTCATCTTACCAAATTGTTCCGCTTCAGCAGACAGCACCTGAAATCATTTCCGTATTATTGTTCGGGTTGATGGGTGCTGTGATTGCCGTAATGGGATTGTTCGGGTTGTGGGAAATTAAGAAAAAACAACATTAAATTGGTTAGCAGTTAGGAGGTTGGCAACCTAACCAAATTGCTGCTAACTAAATTATTTAATTATATCAATGTTTTATGTTTTAGGTTAGCAAGGTTAGGTTTTAAAGTAAAATCTTACCTAACCTGTATTAAGTTATTGAAAAGATTTATGGTTAGCAAGGTTAGCAAGGTTTGTATATATATATATATACGGGGGTGCTAACCAACCCCCCGTATATTATTGTAAAAGGAGAGGCAAATGCCACAAGTCGGAGAGACCTTAACAAAGGAACAAACTTCCATAGGCATGGAGCGTCTGAAACCTCAACAGCAGACGTTCCTAAATAATTACTTTAATGGTGATATGACCCAGACTGCTGCGGCAAGAAAAGCAGGGTATAAAAACCCCACGGTTGCCGCTGTAAGGCTGTTGCGTAATCCTGTGGTGCAAGAGCGTCTTGAAGAGATGAGGCTGGAAGCCAGAACGAAATATGGGGTTACTGTAGATAAGTCGGTGCGTGACTTAAAAAAGATGCGTGATGAGGCTTGGGAACTGGGTAGATTTGGGGAAGCTATTCGGGCTGAAGAACTGAGATTGAAGGCAACTGGACTACTTGTTAATAAAAGCCACGTTATGCACGAAGATGTTAACGCAATGAACAGAGAACAAGTGCTTGAGAAGCTTGACGAGTTTAGGCGTATGGCAGAGCGAAGAATGAAGAACGTAACGCCAGCATCAGATGATGTGGCTGAGATAGCAGAAGATAATAAATAAAACCATAATCGGGCATATAACTCCGTTTTCTCGGGGAGGCGGGGATCCTCGGGCTCGGGGTCGGGGAATTGTTCGGGGTATCGGGGCTCGGGCTGCTGCTCGGGCCTTTTTTTGCGTGCTGCGCCTGGGAATTGGGACAAATTGTTCGGGTTCGGGCCTCGGGGCTGCCTGGGGACCGGGGTAAAACCCGTGCAATTGTTCGGGACAGCAGGCCAGGCAGCAGGCGAATCGGGGTTTGTCCCAGGCAGCAGGAGGCATAAGTAGAACAATTGTTCGTTGAATCGGGCCAGGCACTGAGTTCTTCCCAGGCTGCACGCCAGGCTCGGTGTACAATTGTTCGTGTCAGCACCATCCGGCCTGGCGAGCCCCTGGATTCAAGCCGAACAATTGTTCGCCCGCCTGGAGGACGCGCACCAGGCAGATGGCACTGATAGTGTGTCAAATCTTTGACACTAAAAAGTGCATTTTTTTCTTGATTGTGTGAAAATAGTTTCCTATACTTATATATATAGTGAAACGAAAAGAAGGAAACAAAACGATGACTGATAAAACTTGTGCAGAGCGCATTGAAGAACAGTACAACAATACACTAGAATACATCCATACTGCTTCTGAATATTTTGATTTAGACGCGGACGAAAGAGAAAGCCATCCAGAGCACTCTAGCGAATACTGTAACTATGAAGACTTTTTCGATTGTATTAATCAGTACGGTTTAAGCTGGGACTATGTATGCAAAGAGTACGACCCGAAAGGCTGGGGCTTCTACCGTTGGCAGTTGTCTTGGGGTGGGCCATCTGATGAGTTCCGCATCTACACGAAAAACGAAGATACAAACGAGATTGAAAAAATCGAATACAGGTTCCATGATTGGTTCGATGGAGCAGGCAAATGGTGCAGTGACAGTCTAGTGAAGCATTGCGCCGAGATGTTCCTTGAGTGTGAAGAAAAAATGCCTTACGAGCATGAGATGGAGGCCGCGTAATGAGAAACTACCTTGTGACCCTAACCAAGACCCGGCGTTCCTATTATGTAAATGCGAGCTGCGCCGAGTCTGCAAAGCAAATTGTTCTGGATTTTGAGCCAGCATATAACCCGGAGTGGGGCCTTGAAGTCCGGGATGCGTAAAACTGTTCGGGTGCCGGGCCCGTAATCCCGGCGATCTCCAACTAACTGGGCTGTCTTCGGGCAGCCCTTTTTTTGTTCCGGCTGCGGGCTCATAGCCGAACAATTGTTCAGATTGCGAAGTCCTGCTGCCGGTCTCGAGCCAAATCTGTTGCCGGGACGGTGTCAAATTACTGACGCGGTAAACTGCATTTTTTTGTTGCTGCTGTGAAGTTTGTTTCTTATATTATAAGAGTGAAAACGAAACAGGAGAAAAATAATGAACGATATTGAAAAAGAAATGGTTCTAGCGTATTTGCGCGAAATGACAGAGCGGGGCGATGAAACTGCAAAAAACCTTTTGCGGTTGCTTGAGGAGAATGACGATGAGTAAATCAGGATATGAATTTACTTTAGTCGATGAAGGCACACTGGACACAGTTATCGCTGTCTCTGGCAGTGACGTAAGATATACCTACAGCCAAGAATATAGGAACAGCTTTGATACGTTCGATGAGTTTTGGACTTGGGTTGTCAATGATATCGAGCAAGATATTGCAGAGAATGGATTAGAAGAAGACTTGGAGGATATGTAAAATGGTTATTGGTGGATATTCAATGGAAGATGAGAAGTTTAACGGTGAGCGTTGTATCACCGTTAAACAGCATGAGTCTGGGTGGTCTTTCTTTTTGCAAGGTGAGGCCGCACAGGATTTTTGTCGTGAATGGGAAATTTTTAAGTTGACCACTTGTGGCCTTAGCTTTGAAGATTTCTTATACGCGCATGACTACAACACGCTACTAAACTAGGAATTGTTCGGCGGGCAGCGCAGGCAGCTCGCCGTTTTTTCGGGCCCGGGCCGTATAATTGTTCGGGCATCGGGCAGCACGGAAACATCGGGCATCGGGGACATCGGGGATCTGATATATGGTATTGGTATCATTTGATACTTTGGTAATGGTATTGGTATATGTGCGGGTGCGCGTTCCATAAATCCCGTGAAAATTTTTTTTGCGCGAAAATAAAAAATCCAATGTTTTCAATAAGATAACCTGAACATTTGTTCTTGTTTGAAGCTTGTTTCTGTAGTAAAATCTATAGGCTAGGGCTTGCCCTTGCAGTGTGAAAACGAAAAAAAGGAATGAAAACAATGACTTACTGGAATCAACCTTATACTATGGCAGTCGTAGGCATAGAGCTGGAGTTTGCATTTAGCACCTCAGCTTGTCAGTCCATATCTCATGCGCGGCAAGTGTTTCATAACGCTGGTTTTGATTGGATAGACTATAGAACTGATGGCACTTATGAAGTAGACATTGAATGCGTCTTTCCGCCGTTGCCTGACTGTCAATGGTTAAGACAACAATTGTCCGGCTTTATGGATGTGGCTGTTTCACTTGGCCTGAAATATAAAAAGAAAAACGGCTTGCATATTCATCTAGGTAAGAGGCGTTTAAGGCCAGCGCTTAATCTAGATATGTATATCCAACACGCTTGCTATATGGCACGCAATAGCTTTCAGATGCCTGATGAAGATTGCTTTGGTGATGAAATGCAGATTGAATTAATAAAAGATATTGTGAGGCGCTATGCTTACAATCAAGAAACAATCAATCGCTTTATGCCTCTGTCTAGACAATCTGAAAATAGCACAATGTATAAGACTATAGGCTGGTTATCATATCCCGATCCATCTGCTCAACTGGATGCAGTTACTTCTATTGAAGGGCTTACTTCATTAATAGGAAGAGGCCGTGACGCTAAATACAATGCGGTTAATACTAAGCCAAGAGCAACGATTGAATTCAGACAACATCCAAGTACTACATCATCAAAAAAGGTGATGAATTGGGTAAGCCTTATAATTCAATTGGCTGAATACTCAGACGCTAATCGCATTCGCTATGGTCAAAACTATGCGACTTCTACACAGTCTATAGACACTCCAGAATGTCCCTATAGAAGGTCATCTAATATTGGACAGCTATACACTAGCGCGAGACAAGACGGCGGCTCTACTGTGCGCGATATGATGCATTTAACTGGTATGAGTCCTCAGAACATTAGGGCGCGGTTTTCTGAAATCCGCAATCTGATAGGGCAAGATGCAGTTTTAACTCATGCTCAACAGCACTATAATCATCGATATGGTGCAAGTAATGGCAACTATGACCTAGGCGGTTATGAAATCCTGTCATCATTCAACCGCACAGAAACAGTGACAAGTGATGCTGTTTTATTGCCTGATGATCAGATAGGTGACTTGTCCATATGGGCTGGAATGCCATATGATGTGGTTCAATATTTCCAGTCAGGGCGAGTGACAACTACTCGAATATGACACCTGAGCAATTTCAGAATAGGGCGCGTTTTGCGCCCTATTTTTTTGTCTGCGCCACAGGTACCCTATGAACAATTGTCGATTTTGATCGGGTGTCAAATTATTTACGCTTCCCCCCGGACGTAGGGGGTTGACTGTCAAAATTTTGACGCCAAGTTTTGCACTAACAATCGTCAATTTTTTGACGTTACCTCTTGACACACTGAAGCTTATTTCCTAAGTTAAGATAAATAACTTGTCAAAGGAGGTTGAAATGGCGAGATACACTATCAAGGCATT